TGAAGTCAAATGCAGTTGCGAATCTTGAAAAACTTCAAAAATTACAGGAAGAGAAAAACAAACCAGCTCCTGAACCAGCACAGCCAATTAATATACCTCCAAAAAACACAAACTACGATCCGGAACATGATCCTTGTTTCATAATTGCTAACGGTGAATCACGTAGAGGCTGGGATCTAAACAAAATGAAGGGCAAAGGTTACATCATAGGCATGAATGTTCTACCTGTGGTCGAAGATTTTTGGCCCGATGCACTGGTATCAGTGGACATATCCACTGTAAAATGGATTTGTGAACGCAATGTGCCAGATAAAGTAGAAATGTGGAGTTACCCTCGAGGCGGAATTAAAGATTCAAGAGTGTATAGATTCCCCAAAGACTGGGGATGGTCATCAGGTCCTACTGCTGTGCGTATGGCATTGGACATCAAAAAATTCAAAAAGTTCTACATAATTGGTATGGATTTCTTCGGACTTACAAAACAAGGTGACATCGCGGAGAAAGCCGGAACACAGATTAATAATATGTACAAAGGCACACCAAGATACAGATCAGCCAACTCATCACGCACATATTTCGGCAACTGGTTGAATCAAATGACACAGAATGTGCAAACACACCCCAAAGTAAATTTCTATCATGTTATACGCCCTGGACAGACATCTCCGGGTAGATTATTAGAGAAATCCAATTGGATTGACCTTACATATGATCAATTCGAACAACACTTGGGAAAAATGCCCAAAAAAGAGCCTTAAAAGGCACCTTTTTTTCACCTTAACCTTAAATATCTGCCAAAGGAGACTATCAATATGTCTAAATTCGAAAAATTGCTTGATCTTCTTGTCAACGAGAACAAAGACGAAGCTGAAAAGCTTTTCCATGAGATCGTTGTAGAGAAATCTCGTGAAATCTACGAGGGTATCCTTGCAGAAGACGAGAAACCTGAAGACGAAAAAGCAGAAGACGTTGCTGAGACTGAAAAATCATCCGACAAAGATGAGGATGACGAAGTATCAGAAACAAAAAAAGATGATGCAGACGGCGAAGAAGTAGAAGAAACTGAAGAGCCTGCTGAATCAACAGACGAAACAATTGAAGAAATCGGCGGTGACGCAACTGACGATTTATTAGGTGACATTGAAGCAGAAGCAGACGGCATGGACATGGACGCACCAGCAGACGATGAAGGTGGCATGGATCATGACGGAGATTTTGATGACGATGGTGATCAAGATGAAGAAACTGAAGAAATGTTTGAACCATTAGAAAAAGAGCTTGATTCATTAAAAGCTGAATTTGCGAAAATGATGGACAAAGACGACGACAAGCCAGAAGAGGCAGTTGACTTTGCAGAATCAAAAAACGCAGACCAGATTGTAAAAGAATACGCTGACGAAGTCAAAAAAGGCATGGCAGCTCATTCTGAATCAGGTGCAGACAACACTCACTCACCAGTGAGCAAAGGCGGAAAGTCTTACACATCTGCAGGCGCACACAAAATCGGTGACGGCGCTGAAGAAAAAGGTGGCGTAGGCAAAGGCCTAACTGGTGACACTGCTAAAGACATGGGCGTAAGTGCAAAAAACGAAGGCGGAATCAAATCTGCTAAGTTAGACAAAGCACCAACACCAATGACAAAAGAAGCAAACGCAGATAAAACATCTCCGGTTGCAAAAAAATAAGGAAATAGGATATGCAAGTACTCAGTGAACATTTGACTTTCGATCAAGCGAAAGTAATTGTTGAATCCTCAAACGAAGGTAAGGATTTGTACATGAAAGGTATTTGTATTCAAGGTAACGTCAAGAACGCAAACCAGAGAGTGTATCCTACTTTCGAAATCAACAAAGCAGTACAAAAAGTATCCGACCAAATCGCTGGGGGCCAAAGTGTCCTCGGCGAAGTGGATCATCCAGAGGATCTAAAAATTAATTTGGATCGAGTATCACACATGGTAACATCTATGTGGATGGATGGACACAACGGATATGGAAAGTTAAAAATATTACCTACCCCAATGGGTAAGCTTGTAGAAACAATGCTACAATCAGGCGTAAAATTAGGCGTATCAAGCAGAGGCTCAGGAAATGTAGATGAAGGCAGTGGTAATGTATCAGATTTTGATATGATTACCGTAGATGTTGTTGCCCAACCATCGGCTCCGAATGCGTATCCAACTCCAATTTATGAAAGTCTTCTTAACATGAAGCATGGACATAAAGTTTTGGAAGTGGCTAAGGCAGTCAGAGAAGATGCAAAAGCACAGCGACATCTTAAAGAGGGAGTGATCCAATTAATAAGGGATCTTAAACTATAAAGGAGACAATCATGTTAGACGTAATCAAACAACTCCTTGACAAAGACCTGGTAACAGAAGAGAACCGTGCTGAAATCCAAGAAGCATGGGATCAGAAGATATCAGAAGTCAAAGAAGAGGCTAAAGTCGAAGTCAGAGAAGAGTTTGCAAAACGATACGAACACGACAAGTCCGTTATGGTAGAAGCAATGGACCGCATGGTGAACGAAGCACTCAAAAAAGAGATTGCTGAGTTCGTTGAAGATAGAAAACAACTTGCGGCTCAAAGAGTAATGTACAAGACTGGCGTTAAACCACACATGGAGATGCTACAAAAGTTCATTACAAAACAACTTGCCAACGAGATGGCAGAGTTACAACAAGACAGAAAGCAAATGGCTGAGCAGGTGAAAACACTTGAAACATTTGTAACATCAACTCTTGCAAAAGAACTCAATGAGTTCGAAACTGATAAGAGATCTGTAGTTGAAACTCGTGTGAAACTTGTAAAAGAAGCAAAAGAAAAATTTGCAGAAATTAGAAGTGCATTCATCAAGAAGGCAAGCAAAATTGTTGAAGCAGTGATTAGTGAGAACATCACTAAAGAGATGACTCAATTCAAAGAAGACATCAAAACTGCACGTGAAAACAATTTTGGTAGAAAGATCTTCGAAGCATATGCTTCTGAGTATCTAACTTCTTACCTACACGAAACTTCTGAAATTCGTAAGTTACAAAGCAAACTTACCGAAGCTGAAGACAAGATTGCCGAAAAATCAAAACTCTATGAGTCAACTAAGATCGAAAAAGAAAAGATTGAAGGACGACACAGAAGAGATAAGATTTTAAATGAAATGTTACAGCCATTGTCAGGTGACAAAAAGGATGTAATGGGCAATTTACTGGAAACAGTTCAGACAGACAACTTGAAGACGGCTTTTAACAAGTATCTTCCACACGTGATGAAAGATGCAAGAAAGTCAACAATTATTTCTGAATCAAAAACAGAAACAACAGGCGATAAACCAAAGGCAACTACACAGGCAAATGAAACAGATGAGGATGTAACAAACATCCGCAAATTAGCAGGTATTAATTAAGGAAGGAAACAAACAATGACATCCACTTTATTAGAAAGTAAATGGCAAGAGACTAAGTCAGCACTTATGGAAGGTGTTGAAGGTACTAAAGCCAAGAATATGGATGTGGTCCTTGAGAACACACGCAAATACCTGTCAGAGCAGGCGACTGCTGGCGCAACTTCAGCCGGTAACGTAGCAACTCTGAACAGAGTTATTTTGCCAGTGATTAGAAGGGTCATGCCTACTGTTATAGCCAACGAAATCGTTGGTGTACAACCTATGACAGGTCCAGTTGGACAAATCCACACACTAAGAGTAAGATATGCTGACACAACAACAGGCGGTGCAACAAACATCGCATCTGGTGATGAGGCATTATCTCCATTCAAGATTGCATCAAGTTACTCAGGTAACGACAGCGACCCAGCAAAAGGTGCCGCTACTGCAACACTTGAAGGTGCTCCAGGTAAGAAACTAAACGTACAGATCTTGAAGCAAGTTGTTGAAGCTAAATCAAGAAAGCTATCAGCACGTTGGACATTTGAAGCGGCTCAAGACGCACAAGCACAGCAAGGTATCGACATCGAAGCAGAAATCATGGCGGCATTAGCACAAGAGATTACTGCAGAGATCGACCAAGA